AGAAGCAAAAGGTGTTCCTGTGTATGTTAATCGCACTGCCATTATCTTCTACCATCCGGTTGTATGTCTAATCTAAACGTACCTAGTTTCCAGTCTTGACCAGATCCCGTGTTTGCTACTTTAAGAGCAATTGCTCTTGCTCTTGCTCGTGTATCCACTTTAGTTGTTGATGAGCTAATTGTAAAGGGACCTAGTGATGAGCTTGATGCTGTATCATTTGAATAATTACGTAAGTTTAGTGTAACTTGTGAGTTACCTGTCTGTGAAATAAAGTCTGGTATAAATCTTCTAATCTTCATAATAAACTCACCATCACCTCTAAGCTCTGCTGCAGGTCCAGTGCCTCTTGATATTTTTTGTGTAATATCAAAATCACCAGATATAATATTTGCTGTGATAGCTGTAACTGTTCCACCTTTAACTTGATCGGTTCCCGTTTCGTGTTGATAGTATGTTGAAATACCGTCCGTGTTCCCTTGCACATAAGTTGCTGACGTAGCTGGTTCAACACCGTCCGCATCATATTCTAATGCATGGGGTTTACCAAAGACAGCTGAATCCTGCCACGCTGTTCTTGCTAATGTTCCAATCGTCCACACGGGTCTTTGTGGGGATGAATCAAAATAATTATAACAAACCATTCTGTTTACTACAGAAGATGTTGACGTTGGGTAGAACCACATAATCTCACCAAACAAGTTATTAAGTCCTGCTGTAATCATTTGATTACCTGAGTCTAGATTAATATCGTCGTACACATGGTCTTCAACTAAACATGGTAAAGACTCTAGTGAACCTGCATATTTAAAGAAACCATTTTCTGATAACCAGTAAGCTGCACCATCTACTTCAACAACTGCATTCTTACCCGCTAATCCACAGTTCGTACCCGCTTGCTCGAAGGCAAAGGTAAACGGTTGACCTACAAAACGCATCGTAAACAAAGCGGTGTCTGTATAAACGTAGATTGCATTTCGACCTCTAATAGCTCCCATGATCCTTGATCCGTCGGCCAGTCTTTGTGTACCTGCTGTATTAGTTGCTGTAGGTGCATAAGTATTAATATCCTCTTGGTCTGAGAATCTAACAAACATATCATCCTGTGTTGTCTTTGTACCAATCGTAGTTTCTGTACCAAAGAATACTAAGTGTCGATCCGGTGTTGATACTAGCATGTGTCTTGATGCTGTAGGTGCACCTGAAATAATAGAAGCTCTTGTTGATGTAGCAGCTGTAATAGATGAATCCCATTCAAAGACTTCACCATTACAAATTAAACAAATCGCTTTGTCACCAAAGTTATCTAGTGACCAGAACCCTGGTTCAATAACTAAGTCACCTGATGCGGCTTCACCCCATGCTACAAAGTTTGTTGAACTTGTAACCGTTGCCCCACCTGAGTGTGATGCGGCTGTAGTATTTCTCACACCTCGTGTTACACCAGATAGTGTGTTTGATGTGATGCCTGTATAAGATATTTCTTCTGTTCCTATTTGTATAAAGTTTGTACCCGATGTTGGAAACTGTGATGCATCTGTTAATGTTATACTTGTTGCAGAGTCTGTAATACCTGAAGCTAGTGTTGTTGAAAAAGCTCCAACCTCTTGACCACCCCAAGTTCCTAGTGACCAACCAAAACCTTGTGCCTGCACATCAGGACCTACGTGATAATAATGTCTAACTCTAATACCACCAGACTCTGATGCCCCGGACCCTGATTCATTAGACGGCATCGTTATGGTAATGGTGTTTGATGCAGGAACCGTAGTGACCATAAATCTTATGTCATCAAAATTAGCGGCTGCAAAATCGGAGTTTGTGATTGTTGAAAAATTATCTAATAGAACTATGTCTCCTGCTTGAATACCATGATCACCAGAAAAATTTATGGTAACTTCAGCTGATCCGTTAGTCGTGCTAAATGCATTAGTAAGTGTGCTTGTAGATTTAATAGGGTGGATGTCATAGAACACACCACCTGAATAAGCATACAATATTCTGTTTGTTCCTATAATAGAAAACTTCTGGCCCGCACTATTAGTAAACTGGTGTAATCCTCTAGCTGCACCGGTTACGTTGTCCGCACCTAATTGTTTCCAACCTCCTATTTTTTCAGGAAGCTGATACCTAAAACGAACATTATCACAGTCCACCCACTGTGCCTCTCCACCTGTAGGTGTGACCTGTTTATTTATTCCTGGTAAAAAAGATACCTTCTGTAACATAGAACTCCAGATTATATTAGATTGCGTTGATGTTCAACGTTATTTGACTATTCCTAGCATAGGTCTTTTATCATACAAATTGGTCTTTGCAAACCTTCCGTCCGCATGATTATAATGTAAGAATACCTGACCGCATAGTTTGCCTTGAAAAGGCTCTCTCCAATGCTCTAAATCACATCCAGAGTAAATAAGCATATCTCCTGGTTTTAGGTCTACTTTCACACCTTTGGGTGCTCCAGGCCTATGTATGCCTTTATACTCATCTATGACGTTGTCAGACCCCGTAGGATCTATAAATATAGGCCATGCATCTCCACCTAGGTTTAGTGTAGTAGATATCTCACAGCTAGGTCTATCTTTGTGTCTTTGTAAGATATTACCTGTTCTGTAAAGCCTTGTGTAAGAATAGGTTGGTACTAATTTAAGCCCTGTCTTTTTCTGCATCACAGCTATAGTTTTAACTAACAATGTTTCCATTAATCTATCACTATATTTAGCGTAGGAACCTGGAACCTGACTATCCTTAAAATTACCTATAAGTTTATTGCCAGCATGAGTTACATTATTGTTTAGCATCCAATTATCTGCTTCTGCTGATATTTGTAAATACATATAAGCTATGTCTGCTACCTCTTTTGATATGGCACCACGTATAACTTGATATTTATTCTTTTTAAAACTCATACTACGTTAAATACTATTGTATACCTTTTGGTTTTTTTATGTGTGTTGGGGGGAGAATGAGTTTTATACCCTTCAAATTTTATTAAGCTATTTTCTTCTCCTTTAGCATATTCAATCTTACCATATTTTTCATCTATTAAAAACATTGTTCCTGCTTTGTCTGGATTCACTAAATAGTAAACAAAAGAATATCTAGCATTTAAATGTTTATGCCAACCTATAAATTTTCCTTGTGAACAAAGAGCCCAACATTTACTTATTTTGTAAGGTTTTACATATTTAACTGTTGCCTTTATAAAATCTTTCATCTCATCTTTTAAATGCATATTAGGTTCTGTTTGTAGTTCTGGGTATCCCTCTAAATGTGTTACACTATTTTTAACAAATTTTAATGTTTTCTCTCTTTGTTTTTTGTTTAAAATATTTTTATATGTTCTACACATCATATTTGTATAAAGTTATAAGATACAGATATTCTCCAATTCTTTTCACCTTTTTCTGTGTTCATGTTTATGTCTACACCATGCGGCAGCCAAGATGGAAAGAATATCATACGCCCTTCTACAGGTTCATAAGCACATACTCTCCATAATTGTTCTGGTAAATTATCTACTCTTCTAGGCATATGTGTATTGGGTCCGGGTCTGGGATCTTCTAAAAATAACTTACCTGAGTTCTTGGGCACTTTAATATAGTATACACCTGACCACATAGAGTTAGGGTGTGTATGTGTTTTATTATAACTGTAGGTTGGATTAATATTAGCCCACATATTACCAAGACCTAACTTACCTGTAATACCATAATCTTGATTACACTCGTAAGCCATTTGAAACAATTCGTCGATAAGAGGTTTATATTCTTTTCTCTTATCCATATCAGTTTTACTATGCCAACCAAAACCAGAGTTTGTTTTTTTCTCGCCTTCGGGATCTGCTTTACGCCACTTTTTTATTTCTTTAAATAAATATTTATTAAGTTCTTTTGCGTTAGGTAAATCTTTAAAATAAACAGCAGTCGGAAATAATATCTTTCTTTGAAGTTGACTCATTTAAACGGCGGTCCTCCAAACCACATAACTAAAGATTTTCTTATACCTTTTTTAACAGGTGCAACTTTGTGTCTTAAAAATGATGCAAAGAATATAGCTTGTCCCTGTTTTAACTGTAATGGTTTCTCTCCACCAGCATCTGCAAACAAAAGATCTCCACCTGTAAACTCTGATGGATCTGATAATAAACAAGTCATAGATATTTTACGTATTGGATTCTGACCTTCTTGACCAAATGCATTAAGATCCATGTGCCAATCATAAAAACCTTTTTTAGGATATACGGTAAACTGTGCCGGCTCTGTAAGTTGCACACCGTCAAAACCAAAATGATTTAAGTTTACAATAGATAATTGATTCTCGATGACTTTATACATCTGTGGTAAGTTTTTAAAAGGTATCCAAGATATAGTCGTTACTCGTTTCTTGGTATCGTATTGACCTTTCTCTCCACCGCCAACTTTAGCTTGTTCAGGTGCGCACTGATGACCAGTATTAATAATCATTTTACATTGCTCTGGTGTAAATATAGGTTGTGTGGTTGTGGCAACATAAGATTGCCATCTTGGCATTCTTGGTATCATTCTAATTGCCCTTGTCCAGTTCTTGAAGATATAGGATTGTAATTAACATCAACATTACAAACTAATGTTCTCCTAACTTCTTTCGTCCCGTTAAACGGATAAACACAATGTCTCATATCATAAGGAAAAACATAGAAATCTCCTATCTTCATATTTGGTGCATAATCTGTTTTAGCAAATTGACCGTTAGCTGCACCTATAATTTGTAGTCTACCGTTCATAGGTTTATCAGGGGCAGAGTATTCTACACCTGTCTCTTTTGGTAATTTCATAATCATCACAGAAGATAAACCTGTAAATAATCTACCTTGATGTATGTGCACAGGATTATATTCATTTGCTTTCATTTCATTTACCCAAACAGAGTTTATATTTTTTTGTGTTTCACCTATTTTGTTCCAGTCTGTGTAATGATCAAAGACACTATGAAACCATTTTAATATGTCTTGTGGTAAGAAACTATGTTGTTGCATCTTTTCATTATTTGGACCAGTATAATATAAAGAAACTTCGTCTTCTATTTTACCCACCAACTGTTTATTTGCTTTTGGTAATTCTTTTTTACGTTTTTCATAGATCTCATTAAGACCTACGAATACTTCTAAAGGGACCTGGTATTTTAAAACCGTCTGACCTAAATAACAAAAATCAAACTTCATTTTAATTTCTTAGTTTTTTTACTATCTAAAGATAATGTTTTTTCTTTCAATCCTTTTTCTAAAGCTTCTAATTGTCCAAGTATGTTAAACACTTCTGGTTGTGTTGTGCCAGGAGTTATTGTTTCTTTTTGTCTTTGGAATCTTAATAGATATGATTTAGCTTGGTGCGTGTTCACATCTTGTTTATCAAAGTTGCCATCATCAAA